ATGACACGACAAGAAAAAATCGACACTATCAAGGACACGTTAGGCCTAACTGATGGTCAGCTAAAAGCCATGCTTGCGGCCGACGAATTACCAGGTGAACAAGATAAACGTTTGAATCGTCTGTTCAAGGACGCTGGCAAGGTCCTCAATCAACAGGCGGGGTTGAATGAAGAAGACTTAGAATTTTCATTCTAATTAAATTATGTACTACAAGTGCTTGTAGTACATCAGTCGAAACACAAGGAGGCAGTTGTAATGGATGTGATAAAAACATCTCGTGACATCCGTACATTTTTCGATAATGCAATGAAGCGTAATAACGTTTCAGCCAAGCTTATGGCAGAAGATACCGGACAAACGGCCCAAGGCATTGCCAATAATCGTCACACGGTAGATACGACGGCAGCTAATGCGGTTAAGGACGCGACTTACTTACAAGACTACAGGTTTAGTAATCAGCTAGCCGCAGCCTACTTTGAAGCCATTCAGATGTTTGATACGGAAGATTGGTCGCCTAAGTTCAGAGATGCGCCTTTTGCTACGTTGGACGCCATCGACGATCAACGTGCGACGGTTATAGAGCTGCGGCGGCAAGTCAAAATATTTATGCGAGACCGACCACGTGAAAAATGGACTCATGATCAATGCAAGAAGGCGGAGCAGTATAGCTACGAGCGAATCAAGCTGATCAGTATGGAATTACTTTTTAATGGTCAATTTGAAGATGTGTCCCGTCAGGACATGCTAAAGATTGTCCATGAAACCAACAAGCATAACAAGTTAGGGGGATTCAAATGGTTAAAACAGTAGTGCTCAAGCGCACGGTTGATGCAGATGTTTACACAATTCCACAGGCGGCTAAGAAACTAAAGATTTCTCCGAACAAGGTCCGGGCGCTGATTGGATTGGGGAAGCTAAATTGCTTACAGCTGGGACAATTATCAATTTCAAAATTTGAGGTTGAGCGATTCATGCATGAAAATTTGTCAGTCGATCTTCGACCAGCAATTGATGAGTGGATTGAAGAAAACCGTAAACGAAAAAGTGCAACGGCATAGGAGGGTTAAAAAATGATTTTGCAAAGCATTTATGATTTTTGGTGTTTCTATTTTGGCGAAGCGGCAACATGGATCGGCAGCATTGTAGGCATTTTCTACGCCGGCTATCGCTTCCGCAAGCACGTTGAAGTGGTCGGTGGCTGGAAGGCTTGGCGTAATGAATGTTTTGGATTGGAGGACAAAAAATGACATTTTGGCATAAAAAAAGAGCCCTGAGTGGCCGCTCAGAACTCAAAACAAGATTGCTCTTGTTAAACATCTATGAAACTAATTCTACTCCACGAGGGCGGTGGTTGCAATGGCGATGAACGTGCCAGATCATGCAACATTCGATTTTGTCCGGTACATGAATCGGCTAGAATCACAGCCTGAAACGGAATTCATGGTCAAAGATACCAATGGCAACCCCATGATTTCTGGTGAAACTTATTGGGAAGCAGAAGGCCGATATGTGCCAACCGATGAAGATTCAATGCACGACTTTTTAGATGCTGAGGGTGAGGATTACGGAGCCCAGATTGATTGGGACTATGACCATCTGGCAGCTATCTTGGAAGATTTTAAGGGTGCGGAGGTGATCTCATGGACGTAGTCAAGGTACACACAAGCAGCCGTTTCCAACCTAAGGCAGTGATTGTTAGTAACTTAGCTGAACTAGATGACATTAAATCTGATCTATTCAAAGAAGTTCAATTGTTGGCCGAGAATGATCGGCTTAGCAACGATGAGATCGATCGGCTGTACAGTATCAGCGACGAGCTTGTTGCTTGGTCACCCAATTTGGAGGAGGAAAAGTAAATGGCTAATTCATTATCACGGGTTCCGGTTAAGACCTTAGTTAAGCAAGATAAAATTCAGCAAATGTTTGAAGGTGCCTTGCACGAAAAGGCTACTCAATTTGCAACGTCCCTGGTCAGTGTTGTCAATGAGAACCGTAAGCTGTCTCAGGTTGATTCGATGTCAGTCATTAATTCGGCAATGGTTGCTGCTAGTTTAGATCTACCAATTAATCAGAATCTGGGCTACATGTGGTTAGTGCCTTACAAGAATGTGGCTACACCACAAATTGGGTATAAGGGTTACATTCAATTAGCCATGCGAACAGGTCAGTATAAGTCGCTTAACGCCATTGTGGTCTACGACGGCGAACTTAATGGTTGGAACGCATTGACTGAGGAGGTCGACTATAATCCGACCGGAAAGAAGTCAGACACAGTCATCGGATATATCGGGTACTTTAAGCTACTGAACGGCTTCGAGAAAACTGTTTACTGGACACGCGACCAGATTGATCAGCACCGTCAACGTTTCTCTAAGATGTCCGGCGGTAAGAAGCCTTCTGGCGTATGGGAATCGGACTTTGACGCAATGGCCCTTAAGACAGCCCTGAGGAATTTATTGAGTAAGTGGGGACCAATGTCCACGGAAATGTCCGAAGCGCTGACTCAGGACGAAAAGAAGCAAGACAGCAAGGTGCCAGTCGACATTGATGCCGAAGAGGGCACTGATACCACCGCAGCCCTGCTTAACGACTTTAACAAGGCCGAGGGGGCCAAGACGGTAAATGCCGATGAAAAGGACGGTGACACGGATGACGACAGTAACAGCGTCTCAGAACCAACTGGTGAAGAGCCTGACCACTCCGCCCAGACTTCGATTAACGTCTAAAAATTACTATAGCCGTGTTACGGATCAAGTGTACATGTCAGCAACTTGGTTCAAGAAGTTTGAAGAGTGCGAAGCATCGGCTTTGTATGAGCTTGGTGAACCGCCAGAAGAACTGCGGTCGGCAAATGCTCCCAAGACTGAGGGCGTTACTCCAGCGATGCTAGTGGGAAATCATATTCACTCTTACTTTGAATCAGGCAAGTCACACCAAGAGTTTGTGGAGGAACATACGCCGGTACGCGGAGACTCGAAAGACGGGCCGACTATCTATACCCAGAAGGGAAAACTACTCAGCAAGTACAGCTATGTGGACTTGATGGTCAAACGGATGGAACGATTCGATCTATTCAATTACTTCTATAACGCGCCTGAGTGCCAAAAAGAGGCAATTATCTCTGGGCAGCTATTCGGAGTTAACTGGAAAGGAAAAATTGATTCTCTCAATGTTGAAAAAGGCTACTTCTGTGATCTTAAGACAACTGCTGAAATTGATCGTGATTTTTATAATCCTGCTATTCGTGACCGTGAATTGTGGTTCGATCACTGGAATTACGGCTTACAAATGGCCGCCTACAAGAAGCTGTTACAGGACCAATATCACAAGCCGTTTCACGTCTTCATCTTCGCAGTTGATAAGAAGACCCCGGAGCCAGCCATTGAATCCTTTGAGGTCGATTATGGACGCATTGAGAAGGGGCTTAAAGAGATTGAAGAATATCAGCCACTCCTAATGGATGTGATTGCTGGTAAGACAAAACCGATCCGTTGTGGTAAGTGCAACTATTGCCGTGCGACATACCAACCGACCGGATTCAAGTCATTAGATATTGGTAATTAGTGGGGTGTAGAGATGAACTATTTCAAAAGTTTTAGAAAGTCGCAAAAATTAACTCAGAAAGAGATGACGACACTGCTGGGATATTCATATTCCCATTATGTCAAAATTGAAGACTCATACAGTAATCCCTCTATTGAGTTTCTTCGTAAGTTTAAGAACGCTTTTCCAAATTCCGATATGAACGAAGCTATAAAAAAAGACCTATCAACCAATTAATAGGAACTGGTCGATAGGTAATGCGTTCAATCTTTGGAGGATGCCTATAACGTCCTCATGACAACATTGGGTGCATTAACCCGTGCTGGTTGTCATATAGCTTAACTCAAAGGGCCATGTCTAAAAGTCCACCCAGCTTGCCGTTCGCAGTCTCTCAGTAGTGATGGCAGTCTTCCTAAAGCGGCTGTCATGCGGTGACGATCCTGACATTGACCCCCACAGGCTGGCAATTAGAAACATCATGGTTCAATGAACTAGTTCCCCTAGTAAGCGTTGCTGCATTGGCTTGCAGCTAAACCTTTCAAGTGAGTTTAAGTTATTGAAGATCAGCATTGTTCAAAAATTTGGCCAAGAAGACCACTCCTTTACGAGTTCTAAACAACAAACTAATTATAAAATAACTTTCCCTCTAAGGGAAACAATTTAGAGGAGGTGTTGACGTGAACATGTTTGTTGAGCTAAAAGCGTTCCGCAATTTTCTCGAAACTAATCCCTTGAAACCCAATGCTCAAGTTTTGTGGTTCCATCTTATGATGATCGCTAACGAGAGCGGTTGGAAAAAGGAATTGTCCATACCTAATTCGGTACTAATGGCTCGAACGGGCATAGCGTCCAAAAACACCCTTATCAGTAATCGCAACATTTTGATTCAGGCCAAGCGAATTTCTTATAAATCACGAGGCCGTACTAGGGCAGGAATTTATGTCATCACACCCTTTGGTGAAACTTCTAGTCCTATAAATGAACCAAGTTCTTCACCAAGTAATACCTCTGGTCCTATAAATGAACTAGAAACAGGACTAAGTTCTTCACCAGTTTCTTCACCAAGTTCTTCACCAGAAACTTCACCTTATCTAGACATAGACTCAGACGTAGACAAAGACAAGACTAGTTCATTAGGTTCTAGTAGGGATGGATTTAATCAATTTAAGTCAACGCGCACGTATGTGAGCCATTGGCCGACCCCGAACAAGGACATGGTTTCCCAGCTTAAGCTCTACCAGCAAGAAGTGGGAGACAATCTATTGACCCACAGCCTTGACTATCTTGCTAAGAATAACGTTAGCCCGGCTGGTGTGCCTAAGTATCTGGAAAAAGTGATTAATTGCTGGGTGAAAAACGATATTACAACAGTCTCTGATGCTTTGAACTATGAGAGAAACAGAACCACCGTTCCATCAGGAGGCGGCGATGTGCCTGATATACCGATTTTTAAACTAACGGACTAGGAGACTACAACATGAAAAATTTACAAGAGTTAATTATGGGCAACGATAGTGATAGCGTTGCAGTTGATGCTCGAGGATTGCATGACTTTTTGGAGGTTGGAAAAGACTTCTCAACTTGGTTTAAAGACATGACTGATTACGGGTTTGTCGAAGGAAAGGACTTTTCCCCACTTTCGGGGAAAAGCCGTGGTGGTCGGCCTCGCATTGAATATGCAATGGCTTTAGACATGGCGAAAGAAGTGTCAATGATTCAGAGAACATCCAAGGGCAAGCAAGCCCGCGAGTACTTTATCTCGATGGAGAAGCGAGCCCAGAAAGCCGAACTGGTCATGACGCCGGAACAGAAAATTGACCTATTGATTGAGACTGAGAGCCGCGCCAATCATCGGCTAGACCACGTTGAGGAACGCATGGACGACTTCGAGGAGAATCGACGACTAGAGACTGGCGACTATACGACAGTCAGCCGTGGCGTATCTAGGGCAGTCAATTTCTACGTTCGTGACCGTCATCTGCAGTTGACCAAGGAGCAACGGTCGGCACTGTATAAAGATATCAATGGCGGACTAAATCAAGTTTGCGGCGTCCGTGCACGAATCCAGATTAAGGCCAAGGACTTCGACAAAGCTATGAAGTACATCGATGACTGGCGGCCAAGCACTGCTACCAAAATGTTGATTCAGCAGACAGAATTACCATTGGCAGGTGTCGCCAGTGATTGAGTTAGTCGTATATGGTGAACCAGTACCAGCAGCGCGGCCACGTTTTAATCGTAGCGGACATGCGTATGATCCGTTGAAAAGTCGGGCGTATAAGCAGTATGTGTCATTAGAAGCTAGTAAACAGTATCACGGTGATCTAATTGGCCGGAAGCCACTAGTGGTCCGTATAGCAATCTATCGACCAATACAAACCAGCGTTAGCCAAATCGAACATGCTAGAAGGGCACAAGGACTTCACCGACCAATAGTTAGGCCTGACACGTCCAATTACGTCAAACTCATTGAAGACGCGCTCACAGGCATTATCTGGGAAGATGACAACTGTATTGTTGATCTATCGGCTAGTAAGTATTATTCAGACGATCCGAGAATTGAAGTCACAGTTACTGAGACGGGAGCGAAGAGGCCAAATAATTTAAAAGAGCCTCATTATTAATACTTTATTGGCCCCAGATTCTAGTGCGATGAGCCAATTGCGAGCTAAAGCTGATGGAAAGGTTTAGGGTCGAAGGTACACTCTCAGGTGAATAATGGAAAGAGGATTGACTAAAATGGCGAGCAATTCAAAACTAATGGGATTAATTAATGACGCTGAAGATAATTATGGAAAGCCAAGTAATTGGCCTGAAAAGGTTACTGAGAAGATTAATGCAGAGGCTAATCGAATTAATGATTACGAACACACACCAGCAAATGAGGTATTACGTCATTTGATTTGTCATGGGTATACAAATACTCAAATTACGTTAGATGAACAAAGATCTTCAGGATATATTCAAAGCTTACGCAAACAGATGAAAAATAATGGTGAACTGCACTTTCAAGCCACGCCGGATGAGTTAAGACAGCTGGCATACAACGTTTCTCACATAAATAGGCCTAACAACCAAGGAATTGCTAGGGTTATGGGTCGTGACAAGGATTGGGTTCGCTGCATGCGAAAGAAGCTACGAGAGACAGCCAATGAAACGCGGCGATGAACGTGTCACAACCGTTGAGCAGTACGTGGAAAAGGCTCGATTGGCTGATGGAGTGTTGGCCCACTGTGCATGGAAATATGGCTTAGAGTTGGAAAAGCAATCGCAAAATATTTAGACAGCAAAAAAGGGCCGCCCGGCAGCAGCTCTCATCAAAATAAACTATCACAAACATTATACCATAAACGCTTATTTGATGGGGGTTGGACTGATGATGGTAGCAGAACAGACGGAACTATTTGAGAAGTCGAACGACAGAGAACTGATTAAGGACGTCAAACATTTCTTCAACCGCTATTTTATGCGATTGGTGTTGAAGTCAGGACGGAGCCTGGCGTCCTTGCAGTCACCTAAGTATGATGGCATGCCAAAGGCACCGGGAGTTAGTGAGGATCGTGATGGAAAGCTGGTAGAAGCTGCGGATTGCCAAGAGGTCGTTGAGTGCGCGTTAGAGGCATTTCAAAACATGACAAGCGTTAGCACATTGATTGTCTGGCGGAGCCTAGTGAAGCGCGACCTAGACGTTCAGATTGCTCATGATGTTGGGTATCGTCATAGCCAGTACAGCGATCGTAAGAAGGCGGCTATGATTGAATTCAATTATGCGTTCGCCGGACGGTTGCAAAAAAGAGGGCTACACAATAAGCATTTTGACTTTGACGAGTACCTTTACCAACCAAAATCGGACTTTTAGCGGACTTTGACCGGACTTTCACCGGAATAATGTCGGACTTTTTAACCGGAAATCTATTGTAAATTAGTATCATCGAAAGAATTAAGAAAAACACGCATAGCTCAATGGCAGAGCAGACAGTATTGCCTGACGCGGGTTCGAATCCCGCTGCGTGCATTGGCGAGCATTACAAATTGGGAGGCGACTCCCTTCGTTTTAAACACTATTCTAGCTCGCCAAACTCCTGCATAAAATTGACCGGCCTGCATAACCGGTCAGTAGGGACCTTTAACTCAGTCGGTTAGAGTAGACGGCTCATAACCGTTCGGTCGTAGGTTCGAGTCCTACAAGGTCCATCGGGCGCAAATAAACCTGAGGAGATGAGCTCTCCCGTTCATCCAAGGCTATAGCGTCCATATTGTGATTGTAACTGGCGTTGGCCTGCCAGAAGAGGGCGGTTTGAATCCCGTGTGTGGTTCGATTCCACATCAATCACATTGGTCCTAAACAAATCTTGCTTAACGCTGGGCCAAAAAATCTAATCGAAAAGAGGTGAAGACTCCTCTCAGTGAGAAGTCTCGCCTGCATCGATTAGGTGATTTCGTATTTAGTGTCCGGAGTGATGACCGGGCTTTATTTGACTGTTGAATAGTTTTTTCGACGAAACTTGTATAGAATAAGGTTATCGTTTGGAGGAACTAGTTATGAAATTTTTTTCTGAGGTAACATTCAGTTTCAAAGATCTATCAACACCAAATAAGGTCGCTGGTTTGAGATTTGAGACTTTTCAAATTTTGATAGATGCTATTATATTTAGGGCTTGGACATTGAGAGAAAGCTATGGCGTTAGTAAATATGATTTTATGCTGCAGGCCCCTATCAATCTGGTAGTTGGAGACTATGATGATAGGTTAATAGTTGCCTTTTCATTTGAGAAAGCAACTAATAAGATAAGCACACTGAGTGAAGTTTTAGAGTATAGGGAACCGGCTAATCCAAATTTTGTTCATTTTAGAAATGCTTTCTATGATATGGTCAAAATTAAAATGGGGTTTAATGATGCGGTATTTATGGAGCTAAATGGATTGTCACAATTTCAAATACAAGAGGAAACTTTGAGTAAATCGGTGATGGCTGATAATTATTTCCAGAGGTTTGGTCAACTATTAAGCTTATTTGTATCAGATAGAGGGATGAATAAGTGCTATGTTGAATTTGACAAGGCGGCCAATGATTTAATTAAAAGTGTACGTAATAGAAAGCAGGTAGGAAATATGCGGGTTAATCCGATTTTTAAGGCCAGAGATATTTCAGTTGATGAGAATATGGTATTTTGTGCCCTGCCCTTTACTAAGGGCAGATTAGAAATATTTGACGAGGTTATCAAGCCAAAACTTGAATCTGACTTTGGTATGACAGTTGTACGTTCCGGAAACATGTTTAAGCCTAATATGGATATCATGGAGAATATTTGGACGTATATTAACCAGGCTAAGATTGTGATTGTTGATATTAGTGATAAAAACCCTAACGTATACTATGAATTAGGGATGTGCCATACTTTGGGTAAAGAAACGATTATTATTTGTGATGAGGAAAGCTATGAAAATGATTATGATAAAAAGTTGCCGTTCGACATTGGTAGAATGAACACAATTTTCTACCATAACACAGGGGCAGGACCTACAAAGATGGTCGAGGATATCGAACGAATGGTAAAAGCGGTAAAAGATGGAACACCAACGATTGCTTAAATCAACGTCCTTCGGGGCGTTTTTATTTTGCCCAAAATTAAGGAGGTGGCTGGCATGGGCCAGATGGTAAATACAAAGTTTGGCCTGGTCAGCCGCACAGGGAAAATAGTAAAGACCTTCTGCTATATTATATATAGAACAAATAAATAGCAAAGGAAGTTTTATCGTGGTTCTACGATTACCAAATAATGGTTTAAAAGTATCTCTTGTGAATTCAGGCTGGAATATTCAAAGTTGGCTGACACTAATAGCAGTAATATTGTCAGTTATAACTTTGATTTGGAGCATAAGTAGCAATTGGAGATCTAAGAGACGCATAAAGAAAGAAGTTAATAAACATATGAGTTATTTGGATGATGCTATTGCTTGTTTACGAAAAGCAATAGCTCCAACAGCTTATAATCCGTGGGGCACAATGGTTGGGGAACTTATAAACGCAAAATCCAAATTAAACGCTTTTGCCCTTGTATCTAATTCACATGGTGCAGCCATTAACGTAGACGTCATTAATAATGAAATTGATAGTTACCTAGCAATTGGAGTTAAGGAAGATGTTAATAATCCATTAGTTCATTTCAAGAAAGAAAATATAGGTGGAATGATAAATATGTTGATAGAGCTTAAAGAATCATTTGAGTAGAAAGTGACTAGATGAGGAGGCCCGATGTGGCGAGAAAATATTCAAAATTTGATAATGGGGCTTACGGCGCTTGCTGTGGTATCCTGATAGGGCGGTTGACCTGCTTATGGTAAAACGAAAACAAACACCCATGTATTGGCAAAACGGCTCATATGCGTCTAAAACAGGGCATAAAATTGAACGTGATTTGGACCCGTGGGTCAGAGAGCAGTATGCAAAGCATCACTCGCAAAAGAGTGGTGCTTTTTCTGTTGAAGAAAGATTGGGAAAGGATGCCCAAAAGGTAAAAGCATCATCAGATGGAGACCAATAGTAATTACAAAACAAACACGGATTGGGAGGTGGTGAAAATGATTGCCAAGACGAAGAACACCGAAGCGGGATGAGGCCAAAAATATTTGGCGTGCATCAGGTAAAACAAAGGCTTTAAAAGACATTGCGGATGAACTGGGAGTCGCCGCTTCAACAGTACGAAAATGGAAATCCACTGACCGCTGGGATGATGAACTGAAAGGGAACGCTCCAATTGAAAAGGAGCGTTACGATTCATTGCGAAAAAACCAGAACGCAGTTGGCAACCATGGGGGCGCCGCCCCACCTCATAATCATAATGCGGTCACTCATGGTCTATTCGCTAAGTGGCTTCCCGATGAAACCAGCGATATTCTGCAGATTGTGGAGCAACAATCGCCGGCCGATATTATCTGGCAAAACATCACGCTGCAGTACACGGCAATTATCAGGGCACAGCAGATTATGTACGTTAACGATCACAATGATCTAAGCGATGAGATTTCTGGTTCAGGCATGGGGACAACCTACGACGTGCAGTATGCATGGGACAAACAGGCTACTTTTATGGCGGCACAGTCCCGAGCAATGGGTACGTTAGGAAACTTGATCAAGCAGTTCGTAGCGATTGCTGATGAAAATGATATCCGGCGCAAGCGTATCACGTTGATGGAGGCCCAAGTCGATAAGGCTAAAGCAGAAGTTGCCCAGCTTAAGCGTGACAGCGACCGCAATAACCTACCACTGCCGACATTCGTTGATGACGTACCGGAAGATGATGAAGAGATTGGAGGGAATGCCGATGGTAATGACAACCAAGCCGCCAAGAATACAGATTAAGTACCTCATTGGCAAGGGGTACAACGAATTCTGGCACGACAAACATTTCTATCGTGTGGTCAAGGGGTCACGGGGCTCTAAGAAATCTCGGACCACGGCGTTAAACTTCATCTACCGAATTATGAAGTATCCTTGGTCAAACTTACTGGTGGTTCGTCGGTACTCCAATACCAATCACGATTCAACTTACACAGTTTTAAAATGGGCGATTAACCGACTTGGGGTTAGTCGCCTTTTCAAATGCAACGAAGGAAAACCAGAGATTACGTACCTACCTACCGGCCAGAAGATTATTCTTCGTGGACTAGATGATCCACTGAAGGTCACCTCAGTGGACGTGGATACGGGAATTCTCAGCTGGGCTTGGTTTGAAGAAGCCTACGAGATAGAGAACAGCGATAAGTTTGAAACCGTCGTTGAGTCAATCCGTGGGAGTTTAGATGATCCCTACGCTGAGCACCAGTACGTCCCAGCTGACGAGCTAATCAAGCGGGAGAAGTGGAAAAAGGAGTTCTTCAAGCAGATTACGCTGACCTTTAATCCATGGTCGGAACGTCACTGGCTAAAACCAATGTTTTTTGACCCGGAGACGCGTAAGCCAGATGTCTTCGCTCGTACAACCACCTTTAGGGTCAACGAGTGGCTTGATAAGCAAGATAGGAAAAGATACCTAGACTTGTACCGAACCAACCCCAGACGGGCTCAGATTGTCTGTGACGGCAACTGGGGAGTTGCTGAAGGGCTGGTATTTGAGAACTGGGTTGTTGAGGACTTTGATGTCAACAAAGTAGTGGCTGAGTCGGATGGCGTAGGTCACGGGATGGACTTTGGGTTCACTCATGACCCCACGACCTTTGCTGAAGCTGCTATTAATCGCGAGACCAAGGATATCTGGATTTTTAAAGAGTTGTATCAGAAGGCCATGACGACACAGGATATCTTCGATTGGCTTGACGATAACCACTATCTGAAATCAGACATTGGGGCCGATTGTGCTGAACCTCGATTGATTGATGAGTTACAGGCTAAAGGCGTGCGGCGTATGCATGCGTCGATTAAAGGCCCTGATTCAATTGACTATGGAATCAACTTCTTGCAGGGCTATCAAATCCATATCCTGCCTAGTTGTGTGCACGCCATTGAGGAATTTAACACCTACGTCTTCGATCGTGATAAGGACGGAAACTGGCTGAATAAGCCGGTCGACGCCAACAACCATTTTATTGATTCACTCAGATATGGACTAGAGAAGTACATTATTCAATACGAGTCACTAGAGAAACGCTTCGGCGTTGTATAAGTAAGGAGGTGAGTGAATGAGCAAAGATATTGTGGGACTTGATGGTAACCCATTGATTATGGACTTTATGCAGACCAAGCAGGCACCAACGGCAGGAACACGACACCCAGACCCCTTCCGCATGCAGCGACCGGGGATGGGACACCATTTGGAAGAATACGAGTTGGAGCAACTGTATCGGGGTAATTCGATGGCCCGAAACATCGTGGACATTCCTGCTGAGGATATGACCCGTAATGGCTGGCATATCAAGATGGACGATAATGCTCTAGCAGCTAAGTATGAGGCACGATTAAATGAACTGAATGCTCAGAAGCGATTCAAGGACCTTTACCGATACTCACGGCTTTACCGAGCGGGGTATATTGCTATCAGTACGACCGAGAGCTGGAATTATGGACTTGAGGACCCTTTGAACCCAGACAGACTGTTGCGAATCCCATTTCTTACGGCGTTTAGCTCCAAGAAGGTCAACGAGACCAAGTTCGATGATGACGTCTTCTCACCAACTTACGGGCAAGCTCTAAGTTATCAGATCAACAACGGAACCGCTGACGTGCAAGGGTCAAATTATTATGGGGTACAGCAGGTAGATAAGTCACGTTTGCTTCGCCAACAAGAACTGCGGTTCGAAGATGAAACGGAAGGTGTCTCGCTATTGGAGACCATTTACGACATCTTAATGACGATGGATACAGGGCTCTACTCGGTTGGTGAGATTCTCTACGACTACGTTTTCAAAGTCTTCAAGTCTCCATCGGTTGACGACACGAGTCCCGATAAGCTTTTGCAGGTCGGAGCAGCTGCTTCGTCGAAGTTTAGAACTGAATCCACAGCGTTGATCAGCGACAAGGACGAGTTGACCAAGGAGTCAACCAATGTTGGTGGTATCGATAGCCTGCTGGATTTCTTGTGGGAATATCTTAGTGGGGCGGCCCGCATGCCTAAGTCGGTTCTTAAAGGCCAAGAGGCCGGGACACTGACCGGGGCACAGTATGATGTGATGAACTATTACTCGCGCATTGCTTCGGACCAAGAGAACAAGATGCGACCCCAGTTGGAATACCTACTCAAATTGCTCATGCGGGCAAGTGATGAGTGTGGTGGCCCGCTGGATCCCGACACCGTTAACTGGTCTATCGAATTTAACCCGCTGTGGTCGGTTGATTCGCAAACCGATTCGCAGATTCGCTTAGCAAACGCTCAGGCCGACCAGATTTATATCCAGAATGGCGTACAAGGGCCTGAAGAGGTAAGAGAAGCGCGCTTTGGTTCTGGAGGCATGGATCCGGATGGTTCAGTTGACATGGACAGTATGAGTGACGACGAGCGCCGGGCAGTAGTCGAGGCTTACCGTAAAGAACACGGCGGTGATTAGCCATGAGAGTGCCACAAACACGTTATCCACTAAGAATTGAGAAATCATACGCACATACGGTTGGACAGGCTGTAACGCGAGCTGAGAGTGTCACGCTACTATTGCTTAAATCGGAAGTCAAACCGGTAATTGACCGGGGAACAGTCAACGACTCGCTTTACAACGACGACATGATCGACTGGGTTGAGTCTCTAATTGGACGGTTAAAGGAGCTGATTTTTGGCTCGTTCACCGATACCGACGCCCAGCAAATGGTTGAGCGGTTTATGTCGGCTATCAACACCAGTAATCGTGCCAACGTGGCGTCACAGATTCAATCTCACGAGCTAGTGAAACATTCGACATTGCTTACTACTGGTAAGCCGGTAGTCTTGGCGATTAATCCGGTCGCAGGGGATGCACAGCTCGATGGTTACATTAAAGGCAAAATTGCCGAAAATGTCAGTTACATCAAGGGTATCCGCGATGATTATGCGACGAAGATTGAGCAGATTATCTACCGTGGCGTCACAAAGGGGCAGTCTTATGGTGAGATGGCGGAAGCAATCCGTCACCAAGGCAAGATGAGTCGCAATCGCGCCGCTTTCATTGCCCGGGACCAGTCTGGGACCATCTACAGTCAGATGACCCGTACTAGGCACCAAGCAGCTGGAATTAATCACTTTCAATGGCGTGGAATGATGGACGAGCGTGAGCGTGCCAGTCATGTGGCACGTGAAGGCATTATCTACAACTACGATACGGCTGACTTACTACCCGGAGAAGATTATGGGTGCCGTTGTACTGGTGATCCGGTTTTTGATGACGAATTAGATGACTCAGAAGAATAACGAAACGAAGGGAGGTGAAAGTATGGCAGATACAAATTCATCTAGCGCCGCAAGTACGCCAAGCTCTGCAGCACCTAGCTCTAAAACTGCTGCTAGCATGTATGCTTCGAGTACGACACCAGCAGCACCAGCAACTAAGCCTAAGAGTGCGGCCAAGACCGTGACCTTAAAAGAAGGCGACAAGCTATGGCGGGTTGCCACTGATGCTGGCATTTCGCTAGACACACTTGTACAAATTAATGGCTTGAAGGACTATTCGGTTAAGCCCGGTAAGGTTCTGCAATTGCCATAGGAGGTAATTGCATGAAATTTTATGATCGTGCTGAGCTTGGCAAGTATACTGAAACGCCTGAAGGTTACTTACACGGGGAGTTTCCCATCACAAGACCAGGTGTTTTCCCGTACTTACGCTCCAATGGCCAAAATGGGGATGGCTTGTCGATGGTGGCGAAGCTCCCTGATGAGGTTTTCTCAAAGGAGACCATCGAATCTGCCAACAATAAGCCATTGACTAATGACCACCCAAACGTGGGTGTTGATGTGCGGAACTTCAAGACATTATCTGTAGGGATGACCGACAGCGACGCCCACGTTGAAGACAATAAGCTGGTAGTTGGGGCAACCATTACGGACCCAGACATGATTGCTCAGGTTAAGTCGGGTAAGCGGGAACTTTCGATTGGCTTCAATGCTGACGTTCCTACAGAATCCGGAGAGTACGGCGGAGCCCAGTATGACGCTGCTCAGCGTAACATCAAGATTAATCACATTGCTATCGTAGATAGAGGCCGCGCAGGTCATGGAATCTCAATCCATGACAGTGCGGCCTTTGTTATGGGCGATAGCGATACAAATACAGGAGGAAAACACATGGCGAATTTAATCATCGATAGCCAACAGTTCGAAGTGGACCAGCATGTTGCAGATGCCCACGACGACTTAAAGAAGCAAGTGGCCGCTAAAGAGGCTGAACTTGCAAAGCTAAAGAAGCAATTGAATGGGGCGAATGACGAAGCGGCAAGCTCTAAAAAGGAAGCCGATTCACTTAAGGGTGAACGGGATGCCTTAAAGACGCAACTCAAGGATGCTCAGGATAAGCAACTTGACCAAGACGCCTTAGACAAGCGCATTGACGCACGGCTTGCGCTTCAGACTAGCGCAGCTCGTTTTGTTGGTGATAGCTTCGACTTCAAGGGGAAGACTGACCGGGAAGTTAAGGTGGCTGCCATTAAGACCACCAATGATTCCTTTGATGAAAAGGATAAGTCTGACGACTATATCAATGCATTCTACGATTCTGCGGTTTCCTTGGCAGATAAGAAAGGGTTCACTCACACGTTGGGTGGCCAAGGTGGGAATCAAAACGAAACTGACTCGGTAGATAAGCTCAAAGGCGACCGAGCCAACGCCTACAAGTAAAGGAGGGATAACTCATGGGATTAATTCCACGACCACAAATGTACATGGACCCCAACATTGGGTTGGGCAAGATTGCCGACATTCGGCATACAGAAGTTGACTCAGCGGTTGCTGCAGGAGTAGTAGCTGCCGGGGCCGCCGTTCAAATGAGTTCGGGGGCTGTTACGACCGTTAGTGATGGTAAGTTCTATGGCGTTGCAGTAGCCAAGGACTACGTCGATAACTTGGATGATTCACCACAAACGTCTAAGTACAAGGCTAAACAAATGGTTCCTGTTTTGCGTAAGGGGACCATCAACGTTGCCATCACGGCCGATGTTACGGAAGGTCAACCAGCTGCTGTTGACGGAACGACTGGGAACTTCAAGCCAGCCGCAGGTGCTGACACGATTGTGGGGACGTTTAAGACGGCGGGGAAGTTTGTTACCGACGACGCCACTGCGGGCTCAACGGCCCAACTTCAAATTAACTTGCCATAAGGAGGCGACAGTAGATGCCACAAGAATTAGCGATGATTGAAAATCGCGACTTAATCGCGATGGAAAAGACGGTGCTTAAGGCACCACAAGAAGAATTGATTGGTCGGTCACTGTTTCCGACAATTCCGGGGGTAAATCCCGGGGCAGAGACATACGGGTACAGCCTGATGACCCGGCACGGTGCTGCGAAAGTTATTGCCAACGGGGCCGATGACTTGCCGATGGTCGATGAAGACGTTAAGCGAGCTTATCAGCCAATCTACACTATTGCCGCTGGTATTCACTTCACGTATCAGGAAGTATTTGCCGCTCAAATGGCCGGACAACCGCTTCAAACGGATAAAGCTGAAACGGTCCGCCGGGCAATCTCCGAAAAGGAAAATGACATCATCTTCAACGGGGAATCAAAGGTTGGTATCACCGGTCTGACAAACCTTGAAGGTATTCAGGCAATGAACGCTGACAAGAAGTTTTCAGAATCTACTGGGGCAGAGATGCAAGAGACTTTGCGTAAGGCTAAGTCCTTAATCACTGTAATTCCAGGGTTCAATCAAGCACGGTTGAAGCTAGTCTTAGCACCAGCTCAGTATGAGTCCTTGAACTCACGCTACAGTGACTACGACTCTCGTACCATTCTGGAAGTCATCAAGGCCGCCGGCTGGTTTAATTCCATCGAAACAACCTCTGCTTTAGTTGGTAAGGGGTTGGATAACTCAGAATGTGCGATGATCTTTGATTCCACTTCACAAACCGGTGGTTTCTTGCTCCCTCGTGACGTCACGCAGTTCCCACAAGAAGCGCACTATCCTAACACGATTGTGCCTTATGATGAACGGACCGGTGGCCTGGTAATCAAGACGCCGTACGCCATCGTTAAACTGTCAGGAATCTAAGGAGGACGCCATGTTAGTTAAAAATAAGGGTAAATTCATTCACAACGTTGGTGGGGTGCAACTGGTCCCCGGTTCTAACCAACTCACCAAGAAGCAATCCGAAGCATTCAACGCGGCTATCAAGTCGAACAAGTTGAATGTTTTTTTAATTGAGAAAGGCACCTTGTCTGCCGTTGAAGGTAAAGGTGGTAAGGACGTGCAAAGCGTTACTGACATGACCCTTGACCAAGCGCTGCCTGAGATTGCTGACACCGTATCGGTTGAGACACTGACCAAGTGGTTAGCCGATGAACAACGTGGCGCCGGTCGTAAGAAGATGGTGGACACGTTGAAGGCTCGGATTGCTGAATTAAAGACCCCGGAAGATGAATAGAGGTGGTCTAAGTGGATGAAGCGGATAAGAGCACCATCCAGAACGTTCGGCTGATTCGGTCGGACTTGTCGAAGGTCAGCGATGATACTATTCAACTCGCGATTGATGACGCTTGGACCGAGGTTCAGAGTCGCGGCTTCCCCGCACAGTATCAGGAGCAGGCATGTCGTTACTTAGCGGCTAGTCTGATTAACCGCGAAGATGATTGCGTTTCCTTGAAACAAGTCGGAGATTTGAAGAAGCAATATTTCAAGGGTGTCAACGCTTGGGCCGACCGGTACAAATACTTGTTGAGCCAGTTCGGTGATGGTGGCTCCCTCAGAATTGTGGTGATTTGATGGAAGATTTTGACAGAATCCCAGATGTCGAACGGGAGATGGCGGAGCTGAATCATCTTCAACTGCAGGTCGGAATATTTGGTGAGGACGGCTCGTTTATGCAAATGATTGCGTCTGCCAACGAGTACGGGGCCGACATCGAACCGAAGAATGGTAAATGGCTAACAATTCCCACCGAGAATGCGCCAAAGGGGGCCAAGGCTCGGGACATTGAGGGCCTTTTTCGACCAAAGGACAAAAATATTCTTGCTGTCAGTGATGGTAAGGGCGGACTTATCCCGATGTTCTATCTGGTGAAGAAGGTTCATATACCAGAGCGATCCTTTATTCGATCCACCTTTGACGAAAATGTTGATGACTGGGTTGAGTATCTTGTCGATCAAGTTATCGAGCTGGGGATGGGTGATAGCGGTATTACAGCTAGAAAAATCATGGAATCTTTAGGTAATCGCATTCAACGGAGTATCGTGCAAAAAATACGTTCCATTGAATCACCTGCCAATTCTCCCATAACTATTGCTCGTAAAGGTTCTAGCTCACCACTGGAAGATACAGGTCATCTTATTGATGCTGTGAGATATAAGGTGGTGAACGTCTGATGTATGAAGAGTTTGCCGACATGCTAGTGGAATTTGGAATCCCACTGCTAGTGTATCTACCTGCCAATGGCGAGGGTGGTCACTTAGAGCACGGAACTTGGGTTAAGGACCATGAGACGCCACCAGCTGAGGTCAGTGAGCCACTGGTGGTGCCGTCCAAGACATCGCTGTATAGCATGGAGGTTCAGCATAACGCAGGTGGAGAGACACAGTCTTACGATGCTGTTTGGTATTCAACGATGGAGGCCCCTAAGGGAACAGTTGTTGAAAATAAGCGGACCGGTCGAAAATACGTTGTTGACCACGAGCGGGATTATACGGATTACTCTGACGTGCACGAGTACGACCTGAAGGGGGTAAGTAACCATGACTGACAGTTCTTTTGAGTATGGAGAACTAGCCGACGTTCTAATAGATGAAGTTAAGTCTTTAGTGGGATGTGACCTAGTTGAGCAGGATTTTTCTGGGCCGCAACGCGCTTACCCTTTCTTCACTTATAAGATCACTACGCCTTACATCAAGGACATGGAGCAAATGAATAACGGCGAGATGTTCGATTTGACGGTCTCAATGACTTGCTGTAGTGACAACAGCATTAAGGCTCAAGACCTCGCTATGAAGCTCTTTAAGAATCTCAAATCTGATAACGTGCGTCGCAAACTTCGAACGGATCACGATATCGTCATTGCCGATGTTGATTCTTTCGACAACCGAAGCGTTTTTCAGTCCGTTAATTATGAACGGCGCGTTGGGTTTGATTTACACCTTCGAGTAGTGGATGGCTTCCATGAAGATATTCCAACCATCGATAAGATTAACTTAGACAATACAAATTAAGGAGGTAGCTAAATGACTGTAGCTACGAAGATTGGTGACATCACTGTTACGATCGATGTCAACCACCCGGTAATCCCTGTTGGCTTAGGGGTTCCGGGACTTTTTATTAAAGGTGATACCCAGAAGGACCAAGTGTATTCAAGCTTGGACGCCTTAGCAGCTGACTACGCGGAAGGCACTGACATCTATAAGGTGGCATCAGCATACTACGCACAAACGAATGCAGGGACAACGATTGAAGTGATCACCTACACAGCGTCCACAACTGGTGCTGACACGAAGGCAATAACTGGTGGAATTTCTGCGGCCGCTGCGGCTTACTTCTTTAGCGTTTGGCATTTTGCCGTTGTTATCGGTGACAATGGCGCAGATCAGCTGGAACTTAGCAACTACATCGAAGAACAGAACTTTAAGTTCTTAGTTGCGGAGTTCACCACGCCGGACGCAGCGAAGGCTTACACCAATAAGCGGACTATTAACCTCATTCATAAGGCCACGACGGATAACTTTCCAGTGGCCTTTTTAGGTCGAGTAGCTAACCAGACGGTCGGCTCTGTGACGTGGAAAGGCAAGGGCGATTTAGTAGGTGTTGAAACTGACGACTTATCTTATCCCGAGTATGCAGCAATTGAGGCGGCTCATGGTATTTGCTATGTAGTCAAGGGGACTAAGGCCGTTAGCTCTAATGGCTGGACAGCTTCCGGAGACTGGATCGATGTTCTGCATGGTAGTGATTGGGTCAAGGTCAATATTGAGTCAGCACTCCAAGACTTGTTGAACACGCAAGATAAGATCACTTTCGATGATCTTGGATTTGCTCAACTTCAAGCAGTTGTTGAGAAGGTTCTCTCTACGGCCTATGCCAACGGCATTATTGCCTACGATGCCACGACTAAGGCAGCTGACTATTCAGTTACGGCTGATAAGTATGCCGACCTGTCTGTTGAGGATATCAAGAACCGTCAATATAACGGGATTCACTGGTCTTATACGCCTGCCGATGCTGTGCATGGTATGAAGGTCGGCGGTACTCTCGATTTTCCATACTAAAGGGGTGATAAATAATGGCTAAATGGAATTACGATGCAACTGATGTCAAGGTCATTGCTGATAGTGAACCCATGTACGGATATCAACCCGGAGACATGGTCTCAGGCGAACGAGCCAACAACTCTGAAGATTATGATGTTGATGCTCAAGGCTGGGGTGTTTTTAGTACAAACAATGACATTCATGGAACTATCACGATTAACCTGTCTGCTGGCTCACCAGCGAACCTTAAGTTGATGGCTCTCGCTAATGCCCATAAAGAATTTACATTGAGTGTTACGACGCCACACGAACGGGTTTACTCGAATCAGGCCAAAATCCAAAAGGTACCATCATTTGGTGCGGGGACCAAGACCGGCGTTAAAGCATGGGTAATCTTGTGCATTGACTACAACGATGAAATGAACGAATAAAACTAGACGCTTAGGGTTCGACTCCCTGAGCGTTTTTTGTACCAAAAATTTATGTAAAGGGTGATTACAAATGACTGTAGCAAAGAAAACTGTATCGCAAGACACTAAGGCAACTAATGAGGTAGCGAAGGCGCGGCAAAAACGTGATGAAGTAGAACGGATGCCACTTAAGCGGATGGGTAAGACTGAAACCATCACGGTTGATGATTACGATGGTCCCAAAGACTACACGTTCTTTTTCCCTGGTTTAAAGAAGGCCCACCAAATTGTTGACTTTGCTCGCATGGGGAACGGAGTTATTGATAATACCACGTACAATGAAGGCCTTATGAAAACGGTAATTGTGGAACCTAAGACGGATTGGGATTACTGGGATGAACATGATGGCTATGGCAAGGTCATGGACGAAGCTGATCGGTTTCTTGGCGAGTGGCTGCGCAAGTAATCGAAAAGGAATGCAATTGGAGCTTGCCTATCGGAATAATCGGCAGTATGAGTGGCCGGTTGAGATGGGGATTGCAACCCGTGAAGAAGTTGAGCTAGCAACGTTTGATGAGTTAGAAATGTTTAACTACCAAGCTGATAAAAAGTTTGAATTGATGCAAGGAATGGACCAAGAAGAATAGTGAGGTGAAAAAGTATGGCAATCAAGCACACGACAATCGACATTGATTGGAAAGTGGATGATAGTGGACTACGGTCTGCGGAAGGTAGCGTCAAAACACTAGAAACGGCAACCAAGTCGGCAACAACGGCAAGTGCCAGTTTCTCAGCCAGTCAACGAACTTCAGCAGCGGCCCAGCGAGAGTCTACGTCAGCTGCCAAGTCTTATACCGAGGCCCAACGCAATTCTGGACGACAGGATCGAGAGTCTGCGCAAGATAGGGCCAAGCTTAAAGAGCAGGTCAAGGAATACGAGACGGCTCTTAAATCCTCTCAACGTACTATTGAGCTAACCAAAAAGGCTGACGCTTCCTATACGGAGATGCTGAAGGTCCAAGGTCATGCACATGCTGCCAACAGTGACCATATTCGATCACTGCGCGGTACATACGCGAGCCTACAGACTCAGTACGGCAAAGAGGTAACTCAGCTTCAGCGTGTAAAGACAGCCAGTGGCTCAACTTCAGAGGCCTATCAGGCACAGCGAAAGCGTGTTAATGACCTAGGGCTACAGATGTCTAAGACTTCTAACGAACTCAATGGGTTCAATCGGGCACAGAAGTCCATGAAGGCTGCGTCTGAGTCCGCTAACCGTGTTTATGATAAGACCAAGGCATTGAGTCTAGGTGTCGGTGCAGCGTTTGTCTATGGCGCTAAGAAGGCCATTGAGCTTCAGCATGAGTATAAGGTCACCAATAACTTGCTCACAACTGGTGGTGAGAGTGCCAGAACTTCACTTAAGGCCACTAAGCAAATGCAGGCTGATGGTGCTAAATACTCTATCCAGTATGGCAAGTCCCAAAAGTCAATTGCTGAGGGGTACCAGGAACTAACCAAACGTGGCTATACTTCCAAGCAATCCCTTGGATCTATGAAGTCAATGCTAAAGGCATCTGTAGCTTCTGGGGATAGCTTCTCAGATGTCGTGCATGATTCAACAGCGGCCTTAGAGTCCTTTGGGATGCGGGCAAATTCAACTTCTGGCATGATCCGAAACACTAAAAAGGTCACCAATGAGATGGCATATGCCGCCGATTTGACGGCGACGGACTTCCATTCGATGGGGATTGCTCTTAGTTATTCTGGTGTCAGTGCTAAGCAAGCTGGATTAAGCCTGTCCGAAACTTCCAGCGCAATCGGTATTTTATCTAACAACGGTCTTGAAGCTGATAAAGCTGGGACTGGGTTACGTAAGACGCTGACCAGTTTACAGTCGCCTTCAAAAGCAGCACAAGGTGCGCTTGACAAATTAGGGCTTTCAACCAAAGATTTCACCAAGAAAAATGGTGATATGAAGTCTATGGCTGACACGTTTAGCCTAATTCAAAAGCATAGTGCCAAGCTAGGAGCAACGGAAAAAGCTTCCGTATTTCATAATCTGTTTGGGGCAACAGGGCAACAAGCTGGAGCCATCTTAGCTGAGAATGCTGATCAGCTTGGCAAGTTAAACGAGAAGGTCAAGGATTCAGCTAAGAATGACTATACCGGCAAGCTGTCTGCCAAGAACATGCAGTCTGCTCAAAACCAGATTAACAAATTTAAACAGGCTGCGTCAGGATTAGCCATCACTTTTGCACAAACGGTCCTTCCATCGATTACTAAACTGGCAATCGGTATGGGGGGCTTGCTGGAGAAGTTCGGCAAACTCGATAAGTCACAAAAGACTATGCTGACGTGGACTGCTATTTCAGTAGCTGCAGCAGCACCAGCAGCGAAAGTTGTTAGTGTCATTACAACGCTAGGTAGTGCGGCCATCAAGACGGCCAAGCTTATCAAAGGCTTAGCGGTATCTCAGGATGCATTAGCAGCGTCTTCGACAGCATTGGCAGAATCTGAAGGAGTGGCTAGTGCCGCTACAACCGGAGCTTCTGCTGGTGGCGGGCTGCTCGCTAAGGGTAAGAGTCTCGCTGGTGGCTTAGCTAGAGGCGGTCTAATTGCTGGCGGCATCACAGTAATTGCTCGGAACCTACCTACGGCCATTGCTGGCCAGTCTAAGGGCATGTCTGAGGCGGCTAAAGGTAAGGGCATTAGTTCAGACACAAAGGGCCAGTTTCTTGGTGGTGTTGGATCTGATGAATGGATTGGTAACAAAGTCGGGTCTGCATGGAACTTTTTGACCGGAAAAGATGTTTCTTCTGGAAAGTCTGGTAGCAGTTCCCATAGATCTTCTGGTAAGGCATCTAAGAAGGACAATCCCTTCGATTCTTTGCCAAAGGATGCACGAACCGCCACCCAGACAGCGACTCAGCTAGTCAGCTCAGCAAATAAGAACTGGGCGAATGCAGCCGCTGATTTTTCCTTGAAACAGACCAAAAAGATTAAGACAGACGAGTCCTCACTGCTTACGTCTAATAGCGCTAAGTACGACAAAGCATACTCAGCTCTGTCAGGTTATGTCGATAAGACGACTTCTAAATCAACTAAGGCCGCAAGCTTTTTGGAAAAGATTGGTGCAACTAGTGCTGGTTCAGCACAAAAGGCACTTAATTCACAAAAGTCATACAATCAAAAGCACTTGGCGGCTGTCAAAGCCGACTATACGGCGATTGAACGTGATGAGCGTACCGGTGGTAAGAACAGGGTTGCACTGGTTCGGAAGCTGAATGCAGATATTCTCAAGCTAACCGATAAAGGAAATCAGAAGCAGCAGTCCTTACTAAGAAACCTAAACTCTCGGACATCTAAGCTAACAACGAAGCAATACAACTCGGTGGTCAGTCAGTCGGCCAAATCTTATAGTCTGACGAAATCCAATGCCAAGAAGACTTACACTGCGCAAGTTTCTTCAGCAAAGGACCGTTACGATCAGACTCTAAAGTCAGCTAAGCAGCTTTATGGTGTAAAGTCTGCTGAGTATAAGCGAATCAAGGGATACGCTCAGGATCAGTACGACAAGACCACTAGTGCGGCACATGATCAGTACAAGAAAACGGTGCACTGGGCAGAAAAGCAACGCGATGCCGTAGTTCAAGCAGCTGCTGATGCCGCAGGTGGTATCAACGGGATTATGGGCGTTATGTCCAATAATCTTGAAACTATGCTTAATCAAAACTCTTCTGCAACCGGCTCTAAACACCAAAAGCCAGTATCTGATACGAAGTCCATCAAGAATAACTACAATCCCGGAAACAAGTTAGCCAAGGCAGCTGGGAAAACTTATATGGGTAGCGGGATTACAGTCAATCAGGGACTCCCTGGAAAAGCTACTGGTGGTGCCATCCGTAAGACTGGTATGGCAATGGTTGGAGAAAACGGCTCCGAGGTCTTACAACGTGGAAAGCAATTCAGCGTTGTGGGTGCTAAGGGTGCGCAACTTCTACAGGTACGGTCAGGCGATCGCATCTACAGCCACGCAGATGTTACCAAGATGGCACATGGCGCTTTCAGTCAACGACTACCTAACTTTGCTGCCGGTACGACTCAACTAGCCAGCTTTGCAGCCGGTAGTGGAGCCGCTATGCCGGGACTGAGCAAGAAGACCTCTAAGGACTCAATTTCGGAATCCAAAAAGATGTCGAAATCAGTCACTAAGAACTATGGTGACATGTCTAAGAAGTCTGTTTCGTCGCTAAAACAGCTCAACAAGAAGAACGCATCATTGTGGCACGATACGCGAACCGGTACAGAATCTGAGACCACTAAGTTACACAAGCAGGCGGTCAAAAAGTTTGACGACACCAAGGACGAAACGGTTTCGACACTGAAGTCGATGCACAAGCAGTTTAACAGTGTCACGACGGACCTAGTTAGCGATTTTGGGTCCATTTTTGGCAAGTTAAAAGGCCAAGCCCATGACGGGATGGCCGGTGCAATTTCATCGATGAATTCCGGTATCAGTAGTATCGATACCACGCTGGCTCAGTTTGGCGGCAACAAGTCTGTGTTGAAGCCAATTCACTATGCAACTGGGTCTAAGGGTCCAATCGCTAGTGACCAACTGGCCGTCCTTAACGACGCAACGAGTGGCCCTCGACAAGAATTAGTAGCACGCGGCAGTCAACTTTTAAAACCCGTCGGTAAGGATGTCATTACACCTCTGAAAAAGGGTGATGAGGTCTTTAACGGCACACAGGTTGAGAATGCTAAACCATACCTACCACACTTCAAGAAGGGGACTGGTGCGTCTGATGACAAGCTGATCAGTCTGGCTTCTAAGAATCATAAGAACCCAGACGCTGCTTGGAAACGTGACTTTGATGACAAGACGACTAAGCCTAAAGGGTCCGACCTACAACGTGGGTTGACCACTACGGCCAAGGGGGCAACGGATTCTGTTGGCCCTAATTGGTACAAGGCTGGTTGGAACGTCATCAATGATGCAATTAATGGCGGTAGCGGGGCCGGCGGTAACTGGGCTCATTCACCAGGTCTCACTAAGGAGGATGGGTTTGGAACCTCTCGTGCCCAGTACTATGGTGCTGGTGCCGCTCATGATGGTGTTGATTTCAGTGGACCATTGGGATCAGCTATCAGAGCCATTCATGGTGGAACTGTTTCGAGAATTGGTGGCGTTGGAATTTCTGATTTAGGTAAAGTCATCATTGTAAAGAGTGATGATGGATTCCAAGAAATTTATCAGGAATTCGGTGGCATGGGTAATATTAAAGTTGGCGTTGGTGACACGATAAAAACGGGACAGCGTATTGCGACGCTAGGAAAGCTGGTCGGTACAGGCTCTGGTTCTCACGTTCATATCGGTGTTACTAAAGGAAATCCGCTGAAGAAGAACATGCTGTCTACTAGTGGCTGGTACGATGTCACCAAGATGCATGGCAAGAGCTTTGGTGTGGAGAAGAGTAAGTCTAAGGATACTGGTGTTGAAAAGCTCTTCAAGCAAGAGATTGGCAAGTCAGCGTTAGCTTGGATTTCTAAGAACCTTCAAAATGACTCAGCCGGTGGTTCTATAGGCAACCCCGGAGGATCTGGCGTTGGTCGCTGGAAGTCTGCGGTTGTTAAGGCTCTAAAGGCTAATCATTTTTCTGCTAGCGATTCTCAAATTTCAGCTTGGTTGCAGGTTATCAAACGTGAATCTGGTGGTAACCCTAAAGCTAAGCAGCCTGGAAGAGACCCAGACGGTGATGGTTCTGGGCCAGCCTTAGGACTTGTCCAAACTAAGCGAATGACCTTTAATGGGGCCAAATTTAAAGGACACGACGATATCTTTAATGGGTATGATGATCTGCTTGCAGGGATTCGCTATGCTGCACGGAGATATGGTCGTGGATCTTCAATGTTTTCTCGTGTCGCCGCAAGAGGCTATGCCAAAGGCGGTCGTCCGAAGGTTGGCGAGTGGTCAATTGTTGGTGAGAAGGGACCAGAACTCTTCAAACCAGATTCAGCCGGAACCATTTATCCGCACGAAAAATCGAAGCAGATCGCGAACCAACCAATGCCTTCAAACTCACGACACAGTAGTAAACCCAAGATTGATTTTCACCCAACGATCAATGTCAATATCACTGGTGACGCCAGTGGAAATGTCACGAAGCAACAAGTTATGAAGTGGGTCAAGGAAGCGATGGGTGAAAGCTTTGAGCAGTTACAAGACCTGTTAGGAGGAGCGTAATGGTAAAACCTGTATACAAACGAACTCGGGATGGGACTTCCGAGTTTTTTGGTGCATATATGCACGAATACGGAAATAATAAAGTATCTCAACGAATCGGCATTCACGCTAAGACTGAGGATGATGATTCGGCTTCTGAGGTCACTCAGTACGCGATTGAAAAAGGCGAACCTATCACTGATCATTCGCGACCGACAAGTAAAACAATTACCCTTTCAATTTTGATTCAAGAAGACACGATGGCTAAGGCTAATAAGGTTTGGTCCAAGTTGAATAAATGGCGGTTCGATGGCACACAAGTGGTTTTTAAGGGTGCCGTTGTCTACTACAAACATCTTCAAATTGAGGACTTAACCCGTCATGGTGAAAAGTACACTTCGACAATTGAGGCAACCATGAGCTTGAAGTTTGTGCATTTTGCTAAGACTTCCCGAATCAAAAAGAAGGGGAAAAAAATGTAACGGTAATAAGAAACCTACTGGTAGTACCAAGTTTGCTCAGACTAAGGGCACTTATCGCAAGACTAAGGCCGGTGATACTTACTGGGGCTTCCATCAGAGCTTTGGGACGTCAATTGCAACGTTGCGTAAGTGGAACAAGTACCCGGATCGCAAGATACCAATTGGCGTCCGGATTAGGGTTAAGTGAGGTGAGTGGTGATGTCGCAACGCGACTACATTCCGATAGATGTTGATGATCTACCGGAGATTTTTGAAATTGAATTAGCAGATATCACCTTCAACTTTGGAGTGTCCTACAACGCTGTTGGTGAATTTTTTTACGGTCGATTTATACGACGAGGACCTCAACCCAATCATTTTGGGTGAAAAATTGGTGTTGAATCACCGACTATGGGCCTATGTCAATGATGACCGACTGCCAGCGGTTGACTTGGTACCCATGGATGAGTCCGGACAAGCCACAGCCGTCAATGCTGAGACTTTTGGACGGACAGTGTTCTTGATGATCGATGATATTGACCCAACAGATGATCTTAGTAGCGATGACTATGTTGGAATTGGCGAAGATGGAGGTGATGATGATGGCAGCTAAGTATCAAGTGGATCGGCGAGTCAAGTTGGTGCTGGATACAGGTAAGGAAAAAGTGACGCTTGAAAATCTAAACCGGCTGAATCATTTGCTGGAAATTCAGTTTAGTGTGCCATTTTCTAGTGAGCCCACACCAGATGTTGCGACAGTGACCATCATGAACCTGTCTAAGAAGACACGGGCTCTTTTTAAAAAAGGAGAGCACGTCACACTTTACGCAGGATATAAAGGTGATGTTGGAGTTCTGACGGAGGGTAACATCAACAAAATTCCGCCTCTGCTATGGTCCGGTGTTGACTCGCAGTTCAGCTTTACCTTTATTCAGGGTGCCGACTACTCAAAAAAGAAAGATGTTTCAATCACCTTTAAGCGACAGTCGGACGCTGAACAAGTTATCAAGGCGATTGCCAAAAAGTCAGGTATTCCGCTGAAATCCATCAAGCTACAGATTCCAAAGAAATTTAAAAAGGGCTATACGGCTGATGGTCAGCCGTTGGAACTGATTGAGTCTATTGCTAAGAAATGTGGATCGGTTCTCCGAATTGTGCGTGGAAAATACTGTGTAGTCTATGACACCAGTGCCAGTGACTTGCAGAAAATCGTACGGACACGGCGTACTGCAGTCCGGTCGGCTCATAACCACTATCTGACCAAGTTGAAACAGCAGGGGACGGCAGCTAAGTATCGGTCGTCTACGACAGCTACAATCTCTAAGGACCGAGAGCTTTACAAGAAAAATTTGTCTGCCGCTCAGGGACGGATGAAGAAGGCTAAGACTAAGAGTGGTAAAGAGGCGGCTAAAAAAGCAATCGCGCACTGGCAAAAGCGTATCAGTGAGGTTGGCGGATTGAAGTCCCACAAGAACGCGGTGGCTTCCTACGCCAAGCGGACCCAGGAAGTTAAAGATGCAAAGGACGATTGGGAAAATGCACAGAAGCTTTTGAATAAAGCGGAGAAGGCCTTACGGAAGGCTGGTGGTGCTAAGAAGAATAGTACGGCCACCAAGCCAGCCGAATTCTTGCTGTCGAACACAACTGGACTGACTGAGGAACCAAGCTACAGCGAAGATGACGATGGTGAATCATGGAGCTTTAGTTGCCTGCTGCAGCATCGCATTACGACAGACGCCGTAATCAAAGTTAAGAGCCGGAATTTGAATCGAACGATGGTCGTCGATAATGGGGAACACGCTTACGACGGTTCCTCATTTTTGACTACGGGGGTGCTTAAGTAATGGCAAACAAGCGACAGGATTTGAAGTTTTTTAGATTTTTTGCCCGGAAGGTCAAGCGTGAGACCCACGTTCATCTACTTTGCCGAGTGGTTTCAGTCGAGTCAGATCATACCTGCACCGTGCAACCACAAGACCTTGCGTCTGATGGCGATAAGCGAGGAATGATTTTAAGCGTGCGGATTCCTAAACATGCTCGAGACGAAATTAAAGTGGGAATCAGTGTTGGAGTTGGCTTTTTTTGATCGCGACGTTTCGGCAGTGGATGTAGGTGATGCAGGGGATATTGCCAATGCGTCGGACCGTCAGCATAGCTTGAATGACGCATTTATCGAGGCGGTGTTTTAATGGCTGACTTACGGGATATGAAACAGAACGCGAGCGGTGACTTAGTGATTAACGATGGGCAAATGGAAACGGTTAGTGGTCAGGAAGAACTGGCTCAGTGCATTCGTACCATTATTAGCAATCAACTTGGCGATGCACCGCTGGCCCCAGAATTGGGGATGGATTATGAGAACCTGCTAGGTGAGGACTTTAACGAGGCGTTTGCGCAAAGCGATTTTGAAGATGCCATCTTGGATCAGGAGCCACGGGTAGTGGCCATCACTGATACTGAATTTAGTTTGGACCATAAAACGCGGATTCTGTCAATAACATTGACGATGACTGTAGATATGAACCAAACCGAAAATGAAGATAATTACGAAGAAATTGAGCAGGAGGTGACACTAGATGGCGGATACTAGTACCGAGTATGGGGCGACCGAACATGGCTATATCGCAGAACCCGAAGATGCAATTTTAATTGATCTCTTTGAGCTGGCTGGTAGCCTGATGGGAGCCAACATTGATACCTCTGAGAAGTCAGTTCTAGGTAGCTTCATTCGTATCGTAGCTCACCGTATGGCAATTTACGAGCAGACCATCGGTAAGGTCTGGGATTCCTGGTTTTACGATACTGCCACGGGAGTTAACCTGGATAAGGTTGTCGCACTGCTGGGGCTGACACGAAACAAAGCCCAACCAGCTTATGTAACGCTTAACTTCACCGGGAAACCAGATACCGTAATTGACCCGGACGAAATGTTTGAGACTGAGGACGGCCAAATTTTCATGCTCGAGGACACGTTAATCTTGGACGCTGATGGTAACGGGTCTGGAACCGCAGTATCGATGGACGAGTCCGCCGATGCTAACGTAGCAGCGGAAACTATTACTAAGCAGACAATGCCGGTCGAAGATATCACATCCGTGACAAACCCGATTGCGGCGACTGGTGGCATGGTGACTGAAGATGATGAGGCCTTTCGTAAACGCGTAGAGATTTTTGAGAAATCATTGTCTGGAGCCACTCAAGACGGGATTAAATCGTCTGTGGCAAACGTAGCTGGTGTGGACCAAGTAGAGGTCAACGTCAACGACACCAATGAAACTGATGCTAATGATGATCCGCCTAAGTCTATTCACGTCTATGCCGCAGGGGGAATCGATGGAGACGTCGCACAAGCAATCAGTGACGTGCTAGCGGGAGGTACCCAAACAGTGGGTTCTACAGTATGCCGAATTCTTGACCGAGGCGGACACCCGCAGGAAATTCACTTTGACCGACCAACCAGGGTCCCACTCTTCATGTCGATTACTTTAGATATAGACAGCACGCTGTTTGAATCTGATGGTGTTGACCAAATCAAAGACAACATTAAAACGTACCTTAACTCCTTAACGATGGGAGATAAGATGCGTTTTACGTATCTGTATACTTTGGTCTATAGCGTTACGGGGGTTACGGATGCCGACATCAAGATTGGTCGGTCAAAGGAAACTTTGACAGCCGCTGATATTCAGCTTGCGACCTTTGAAGCAGTAGCCTACGAAGATGGAGATATCGAGGTGGTTACGAATGCAGATTGATCCAACCCTACAGAACTTGCCACCATCTTTTGACCGCTCTACCGAATCAAATAACTGGAAGCTGATGCAACTGGCTGAGCAACCCATGAGTAAAGGTGAGGACCAACTAAACTTCATGCTTAAAATGCGGGCGTTGGATACTTCCAAAAAGGAGTTTCTTGATCGAATCGGGAAACTTATTGGCGTTTACCGTGGACAGGCCGATGATGACTTTTATCGACGCATGATCTACGCACGGCTCGCGCGGCGACATACCGATGGGACCATTAATCAAATTTATGATGTTATTTCGGCAATTTTATCTGTGGATTCGCATGAATTTCAAGTTCTACCTCTTTGGAACACCACTGGGGAACCGATGGCAATAGAAATTCTCAATATTCCTACTGTTTACATTGATTCTCAGGAGAAGGAGTCCTTACTTCTGGAGCAAATTAGGTCATCAGTCGCGGCCCCCACGCGGGTAGCTGGAATCGGATTCCAGAAGACGGTTAAGTCCACGCTTTACTACGCAATGCAATTTCAGACGACACAGGTTATCGAATCGACGATGAGTGTGCCGCAATTAAAGGAGGGATAAAATGGCGGACAGTTCGAGAACCATTATGACTGATGCGGGTTTTGCGTTAGAAACGCGGGTCCGCGCTGATGAAACAAAGATGCAGTTTACACGGGCCGCCATTAGTACGGACGACCACTTTAGCGATACGGACGACGCTTTAGCTAAGCTAACGGAATTATATAATATTCAACAAGACGGGAAGGTTACGGCAGTCCAAGTAATTAACACGACCACGGTTTACGTACAAGTTGATGTGAATCAGGCCGAGTCAAAGGCTGACTATCAGATGCGGTCCGCGGCCTTATATGCCAAGGATGACGATGGCACAGAAGTCTTGTATGGAGTCACCGTGCTACAGGATCCTGTCTTTGTCCACAAAGATGCTGATGGTTCCTATCTGGGTTTTGGAATTAATACCACTGTGGGTAAGGCTTCTAACGTCGTTGTAGTGGTTGATCCTGCTAATATGGTGACTCAGCAAGTATTTGAGGGTACCATGAAAAACTACTACACGAAGGCGGAAGTCGACGCCAAATTTGTCACCGACGACGACTTTGCCAGCAAGCTGCCCAAGAACATCGCGACGACCGATGCGGCCAACACCTTCGCCAAGTCGCAGACGCTCGCAGGGGGCGCCACGGACGGCAAGGGGGACGCGTATGCCACGACGAAAGATGTGGCCACCGGTTTAAACAATGGATTGAGTACAAAAGTTACTGATAACAAAAATGGTACTGAACAGCTTAATGGGGTTCAGGTACAGCCGTTCAATAAGTTGAGTGATACTATTGGTGGACGAAACTACCTTTTAAATTCTGCCACGTTCAGCCCAATGTGGGCTGAAATCGAACCGGAACGTGCAGAAATTTTCGAGTTAATCAATGAAGCTGGCGTCGATAATAAGGTACTGCATATCAAGAATGCAATTAACCCAGCAGGCATTGGCTTGTATCATTATCCAGACCATAAGTTTTTAGTTGGCGATATGATTACACAGAGCATTATGATTCGCGGACATGGTAAAATTTTGTTTAATTATGATGGTATTGTCAAAGCATTTACGGTTGATAGTGACACATACTCGCGGTTTAGCGTGACCGGAAAAGCGACCAATTTGGTCAGCCCGGCTGACGCATTTACGATTTCTACAGCCAGTACTGGTGAAATTTGGTGTCACTCGCCAAAAGTTGAAACGGGTAGCTTAGCTACTGATTGGACACCAGCTCCAGAGGATAAAGTAAATGTATCTGATATGCGTAAACCTGCTAGCGATGTAGCGGGTATAGAAGAAGTTAATGCTAAACAAGATAAAATTGGTTACACACCTGCTGATGATTCCAAAGTTTTACATTCAACTCCAACTCTATTAAATTCAACTGATATGAATACTGTTTTAACTGCTGGATTTTATCAGTTAAATAGTGGAACTAATGGGATGCCTAATGTAGATAAATATGCAATTTATCAAGTAATTCCTTTGTCTGGTTATAATGGGATTCAACTTGCATACGGAACAAATAATACTATTTTAGGAATGCGTTCTTGGAATGGTGGTAATACTTTTACTAATTGGATTCAGTTTGCTGACGATTCCAAAGTAGCCCACCTATCTGGAGCAAACAACTTTGACACCGTCCCAACTGTTAATAATAATCCTTTACTTCTCGCAAGCAGTTTACCGTCTGATTTAGCTAGACTTAGCCAAGATGCCAACTTTACCGCAAAACTTCAGCAGAATGGTCAAGATGTCGCGCTTGCCAATAATACGATTACCCGCAACCCTAACACTGGGGTTGTTTCTGAACCTGTTGATTTCACTAATGCTAAAGCTAATGGACACTCTATAATCCCAATTGAAACATCAACGGATAAGCAAACAGCACAAGCAAACAGTACAACGACACCAAATGTTATTTATTTATATTAGGAGATGAGATTGAGTGGGAGCAATTCTAAATGGTAAGGAGATACATGGTGGGTTCTTGAATGGAAAGTTGTTGTTTGAAGAATTAGATGACAGTCAGACTTGGCTACAGTGTCCGACGCCTAGTAATGTTCCAAGTGGGGCCAATGTTCTAAAAGGAATGACGCTGATGCGATATAACGATGGGGATAAGTCGATAGATATTGTTTCGAATGCCAAAGGAGGACTTACAAATTTGACGGTTGGTTTTCAACTGCCATCGGGTTATGAATTTGATGAATCTAGTGATCGGGTATCAATGAAAACATGTGTTTATGATAACTATGGCACGGCAACGGATACTAGTAATATCGTAACCGCCTCCAGATCTGCTAATCAATATATTTTAAGTTATCAATATGCCTACAGTATCATGATTTATTTATGTGGATATGCTGGTGAAATCAGACTGCATAATGATTATCCAGTTTTTTCTGTTGTGAACATAAAGGGTGTTCATAAAGTATAAGGAGGAAAAGAAATGCCAATCTATTATGTAAAACCAGATTCAGATAACCAGTTCCCGGATAAAGATACGACACCCGCGCTTGAACAGGCGGACGGCTTACGGGCAGTCAATATCCCGACTACCTCGATTCAATATTTCACTCGCTACTGGTGGATGTACGCATTCAAGGGTGACGACTCCCAAGAGGTAACAGCTCCGGGTAACTTACCCAATTTGGATATTGACTACCTGCAAGGATTGATTGACCAGCAAGGCGAACAAGCCGAAAAGCGGCACAAAACCATCGAAGGCTTGCAAACAGCTCTAGGGAGTGCCACAAAGGCTCAAGTAGAAGCCCAGCAGCAATTCGTTACTACGCAGGAGCAATTTCAAAAGCAATTCGGTAGTCTTTCGCAACAAATAGTAGCTGTTCAGAAACAGCTTGCAACTAAGGCAGAATAGGAGGAGTTATCATGGGAAACAATCCATTTTCAGCACCAAACATTGAAGATGCTAAGTTGTATGTTTCATGGGGCCTAGACATTAGCTACATGGTCAACTGGTGCATCACGCCAGAACAGTACAAAGAACTTACAGGTAAGGATTACACGGCACCGACGACGGACACCACCACCGCCTAGGTGCTTTTTTGATGGAAGAAGGAATTTATATGTATCATCCAATTCGAGATAATCCGCTGCATACCGTGATTGCTTTTACTATGATTGGTATTGGTCTATTTTTGATGGTTAGTGATCATTATTTTACTTGGCCACCAGTAGTCGCTGAAATTGCGAATGATGATGCCGTAGGCATGATGTATGTGGTGATTGGTGTGGTTATGGCAATCTGGGTCTTGGACCCTAAGCGGTCGGTTAGGATGGATCACATCATTTTAACTGTGGCCACGTTTGCCATGGCGACCTTGTCATTTTATCAGTTCTTGCATTCAATGGTTATGGGGAGCGGAATGCCGTGGATCAGTAATGCCGCACTGACCATTGTAATCATGATTGTTGCCCGCCGCTCGGATTCAGTTTGACCGAAAGCTATTTGCACCAAATATATCTAATCATGTCAGTTGTAGCCGGTATGATTGCGGCATGGTACACCAATCGAATATCACGGAAGAAGTCTAATCGTGAAGAATGGCAAGGGCTGTACATGGAGATGAAGACGCGAACTGATGAAGCCGAAAAAAGAAATCATGAACTCATTATGGAAAACGAACAGCTACGAATTGAAAATGCAGAGCTCAAGAGTCAGTTAAAATCCTAGGAGGAAAAAGCATGAATGAATTTACGAAGATTATTAAATTACTCAACGACACCGGTATCTTAGGTGTCTTAATTTTTGCCCTGGTTGGCTGGTTTACCCGGATCAATCCGGCATTGAAGACCAAGATTGCGGCGAACAAGTCCGCTACTCAGCGCGAAGTATTGGGACTGTTAGACACACTGGCTTTCAGTGCTGTCAACAAGGCTGCCACTAATTATGAAATGCCGGGAGAAGAAAAGCGCGAACAGGCGATTGCTGATGTAACAGGCCAAATGAAAGTATTTGGTCATGATAGTCTGGCACCGGCAATTATTTCAGCAGCCATCGAAAAAGCGTATCAGTCGATGACCACGACGGAGACGAAAGCCCAAGCAAAACAGGTCGAATACAATGCCGCTCTGGCGGACACAGAGCAAGCGTTCGCTGATAAGCAAGCACAACTGGACAAGCAAGCTGCGACAGTACCCACTGAACCAGCACCCTTAGATGTGCCAGAGAACACGGCTACTACGGAGGGAGATGTGAAGTAATGCCGCATTATGATGTTGTGGATACGTCCAATAACAACGGAATCATGACCGTTGCCAATTGGCGTTCGATGAAAAAGTATGGCGTCAAAGCCATGATAGCTAAGCTATCCGAGGGCACGTACTTCACTGACCATACGGCCAAGCCAAGCATTCGTAACGCGGTATCTGCTGGCTTACACGTCAACGGTTATCACTTTGCGCGATTTACGACAGTGGCTGGGGCTAAAGCCGAAGCCCAGATGGCAGCCCGAAGTGCGCTTAAGGCAGGATTGGGTAAGAACAGTGTGATCGTACTTGATTTTGAAGCGACTAACTCTGGTTGGAATCAGAACTCTAAAATTGTTAAGGCCTGGATCAACGAAGTTCATCGCATGGGCTATCCTAAGACAGACGTCTATACGATGGGCAGTTGGATTAATTCAGTGCCATTGAACAACTCGGGCCGTGGCGGTTGGGTGGCTAACTATCCTTATAACCCGTCCGGGTTTAAGCTTTATACCGGATATAATGGCTGGCAATGGACGTCAAGCATGCACTTCCCTGGGTGTTATGGTGGTTTCGATGTGTCCCAAATGTACTCAAACTACTACTATGGCACTACCACTCATGTAGCTAAGCCGAAGAAGGCCATCTACTACCGATACAATCCCAAGATGATCTATGCCCGGACGCCGATTAATCGCTACAAGGACGTTGCATTCAAGCACAAAGTAGACAACTTCCCAGCCGGCACCGTATTTGCGATTGCTAAAGTGGTAACCTATGGTAAAATTACCCGATTCCAGTTAGCAAATGGCTATTACATCACGTCTAACCAAGCCAACGTCAATCGCTTATACTATTCCGTTGATGGTGGTGTCAAACGGGTAAAGTCCGTGCGCGGCACTCATCGGTACAAAGATAAGGCCCTCAAACATGTTGTGGACTGGCAGCCAGCTGGGACTGAGTTTGATGCCGCTAAGATCGTCAAGTACGGAGACACAACGCGGATTCAGTTGGCTAATGGATTATTTATTAGTGGCAACAAAAAAATTAACAAATTTGTCAAATAA